ACCATATGGAAAGTGGTGTGTTACGATACAGGAAGAGTGCGTAACTTTTACGATGATGACATACTCGTTTACCCAAATGAAATGGATGGTGGTAAGGTAGATGAGAATTATTTTTCTAAAAGGGAGTTCCATGAAACAAACCAATCATTCATCAAGGGCCTAAAAAACCACTTTAAACCCAAACCAGATGCCGAATGAGATTAAAGGATTAGAGAACTCTATTCCAATTAGAATGGTTTATACTGACACTATGGAAGAGGTGCTATTTAAGTCGGCTGCTGCTGCTAGTCGTAAGACAAAGATAGCATCTCAAGTGATCCGTGAATCGCTTAACCCTGTTGCTCGTAAAAGATTTATTGTGGATAATAGGAAGGTGGTTTTTAGGATTAGCAAGGAAGTTTAGTATATTTGCTCTGTAATATGCGACATTACAAAAAAGAGTTTATTGGGCGGAAGATGAACAGGAAGTCGCATTTCCTGTAAGTCTGAAGCCCTTTTTTTATTTTTATGAATCATAATTGGTTTGCAGTCCTTCCTGCACAGGTTTTATTAAGCAAGGTGCTTACAGATAAGCAAAAGTTATTAATAGCTTTAATATCTAACTTAAGTAATGAAAGAGGCTATTGCTTTGCATCAAACAGGTATTTAGGTGAGTGTTTAGATTGTGGTGAATCTACGATTAAAGACCACCTTAAGAAACTTGAGGATATGAAGATATTAGGAAGGATTATTAAGCTAAAAGATAATGGTGATTTTGACTTTAGATCATTAGTAATTAACATAGAGATACCTAGGTCAGAAAACAAACCCACCTCAGCCAGAAAATCGGCTAACCCCTCAGCCGAAAAACTGGCACATAATAATATAGTTATTAATAATATAGATATAATACCTAATAAGATATATAACGACAAACAATCTTTTGTTTCTAGGTTAGATCAACTAAAGGATAAACTAGGTAACCAATATGATTCTTTTTTATCTTACTGGACAGAAGAAGATGCAAAAGGAAAGATGAGATTCCAAGACCAAAAATTCTTTGACATAAGTAGAAGAATAGCTACATGGGTTAAAAACTCTAAAAACTTTGAACCAGTAGTAACACAAAACACAAAAATAAAATTACCATAATGCAAGTCATTGACCTACCAAAAAATACAGAGATTGAACGCAATATCCTAGGCTCGTTATTAATCGACAAAAAATCTTTGTCATTAGTAATTAACTACTTAAAAGAGGATATATTCTACGACTATAAGCATAAGCTTGTATTCAGAACAATTAGAGAGATGTACGATAAGAATATCCCAATAGATATTACTACACTCTATCAACGCATCGTAGATGCTAAACAAACGGATCAAGTAAATGCCTACTACCTTTCCGAGTTAACTAAAGATGTGGTATCAACTGCTCACCTAGAAGCCCATATAGAGTTAATAATAGAACTCTATAAGCGTAGAATGTTGGTGGTGCTGGGTGGAGAGCTTGTTGTTGGGGCGACCAATGGCGAGGAAGATACCATAGACTTTATGGCCGAGGTATCTAAAAAACTAATTCAGCTACAAGAGTTTGGTAATATCTACGAGAAGATGATGGAAGATATTATCATGTCAATTAACTACACTCGTGACATGGCACAAAAGGGTAGCTTACTAGGATTTAACACAGGCTTTAATGAGCTAAACAATACCCTATGCGGATGGGTTAAGCCTGACCTAGTAATCGTAGCTGCAAGACCAGGGATGGGTAAGACTGCCTTTATGCTTTCTAGTATCTACCAACTAGCTTGTTTAGATAGCGTTCCTGTGGCCGTTTTTAGCCTTGAAATGAGCTCCGAACAGTTAGTTGAAAGGTTAGAGTCAATAGGCTCACAACTGCCCTTAAAATGGCTTAGAATGAATACTTTGGATGCTACACAAAGAAAGGTTTTACTAAAGACAGATGACTTGTTACTAACCTCACCTATCCACATTGAAGATATGGGCGGTATTAGTGTAACCCAACTCCGAGCAAAAGCCACCATCTTAAAGCAAAAGTATGGAATCAAGGTAATCTTTATCGACTACCTCCAACTTATGAGTGGTACAGGCAAATCAAACCAAAACAGGGAACAAGAGGTTAGCTACATCAGTAGAAGCCTAAAAGCCCTTGCTAAAGAGTTGGAAGTACCTATTATCGCCCTATCTCAATTATCTCGTAGAGTAGAGGAACGAGGAGATAAGATGCCTCAGTTATCCGATTTAAGAGAATCAGGTTCTATTGAACAAGATGCTGATGCGGTTATTATGCTTATGCGACCACATTACTACGAGATGACAGAAGCTATTGAGATTGGTGGTAAAGAGTATTCGCCTAACGACTTGGTGGTTTGTAAGGTCGAGAAGAACAGACACGGATCAACAAAAAATATAGCATTAAGATTTTTACCTGAAACAATGAAATTTGAAGATTACAATAACCTATGAAAATAATACTAACAATATTAGTTTGGGAAGGACTCAAGATTCTTTACTTTAAAATAATAAACAAATGAAACAAGTGTATGTAACAAACAATTTCGGTGATCCGTTAGAATACGATTACGACTTAAAGTATGAGGAAGGCAAAAGAACTTGCCTATATTCTCGTAATAGCGAATGGACTGAATATCTGCATGGTCAAAAAGCAGGTTCTATAAAAGATATAGCAGATGGGTTTCTAATTAAGATTGGTGACAATAAGATTGAATTAGACTACTGCGATATGCAGGTACTAAAAATCCTCTTACTAGCTGACTTAGAAGATACAGATTACTTTGAGATTAGAGAATCAATAACAATTAAAGCATGGCCAAGGGATATAGAAACAGGAGAAAGTTTGAGATAGAAGAGGCCAAGGCTAAGGATGGAACTTACCAGGCTATTAAACTATTCGCTAAAAGCACCAAGGTCATTGTTATTCATCAAACAGAAGCACTAAAGAAAAAGTATTTCTTACTTGAGTACGAAAATAATGGTGAACCTAGTGGCATTAGTGACACAAGAGCTGAGTTCTTTGCATTTAACTTAGACCTAAGAGATAGAATAGTATTTATACGAGCAGAGTTTTTAAGGGTTAAAGCAAGGAGATATTGGAGAATAGGTGAGATAAAAGTTAAGGATAAAATCAAGTATGTTAAGATGCCAACAGAAGAACTAATCAGGTGGTATTAAATAAAAAATATGAAAAGAGTAATCAATTTTAGTGGTGGTAAGACAAGTGCATTGATGACAATAATGAATTATCGTGAAGGAGATATTGTTTTGTTTGCAGATACACAAAGAGAGCACCCTAAAACATACAAATTCATTAATGACTTTGAGGCCCACGAAAACATACCTGTAACAAGAATAAGTTACGAAGGTGGATTTAGAGGTATGCTTGAGCATAATAAATGGAAGCATATACCTAATAGAGTTAAAAGGTCTTGCACTATTGAATTAAAGATTAAGACTGCTAAAAGATGGCTAAGGGCAAACTACGGCAAACAAAATTACGAGTGGTTGGTAGGGTTTAGAGCAGATGAGGAACGAAGAGTTAAGGGCTATGAACAAAGACAAGCTTATATTCATCCTGTATTCCCTTTGTACGAACAAGGAATAGATAAGGCACAAGTAAATGACTATTGGAGTAAAAAGCCTTACACTTTAGAGATACCTGCTATACTAGGAAATTGCACCTTATGTTTTCTTAAGGGTAAGAATGCTATCATAAATATTTTAAGGTCATATCCTGAATTAGCAAAGGAATGGATTGAAGATGAGGAGTTGAGTAAGACAAATGGAGGGGGGTACACATACTTTCAAGATACTACTTACAAGCACTTATTAATGATGGCAGAAAACGATTTATTCAAAGGACAAGACCTTACCGATTTGAGTCCAGCATTTAATTGTTCATGCACATCCTAACAATATATTAATAATATATTGTAATTTTGGTACATGGCCTACATATCTGCAAGTGATTTAACTAAGATGATGATGGATTATCTAAAGGATAATGGCAATGAAGTATGGAGAAATAATAACCTAGCAGTCAGAGGTAGAGCATTTATAGGAAGGAAAGGAGTTCCTGACATCATAGGTTATTGTAAGAAGTATGGTCACTTTGTTTGCTGCGAGATTAAGGCTATAGGTGATAGACTCTCTTCGGATCAGATGGTTTTTTTAGAGCAGTTAGCTATGGCAGGAGGAACTGCAATGTTATGTCAGCAGATTAGAGATGAATCAATAATAGTTAAAATATATAATCAAGATGGCGAAAGTCAAGACTGGGAGTTCATCAAAGGTGAGCTTCGGCTCAAGGAAACGAGGTAGAGCAAAGAAATCATTTAATAAACATAGTGCCAAGCCAAAGGATTACAGAGGCCAAGGCAGATAAAACAAAGTAAAATGGAAAAAGTA